CTAAGGAAGATGTGGGGGTCCGTAAGGGGCACCGCAAATTCTGTGTATGACGTCGTCAAATCATCCCTTGATAAACTTTGGGAGGGGCTCAAGAACATCTTTGGGTTCGTCTCAGGACCTGTGACGAGTTTTTTGTGTAAGATAAAAGACTTCGTCGCAAAGTTGATCGTCAACATGATGACTGGAGTTGCAGAGGAAGTAATTAAAGGACTAAAGGACAACGGGTGGAAAGGTAAGCTTGCCATCGGAGTCATGCTCTTCAGCATAGTAATTATGTCTCTAGCGCATATCCTGACAGAAAATCTTGTCATTGGAGCCTTTCGCCTCGCAGCTAGCTATTACCGACAAGGAGAGCTCTATGTTGCCCAAGGAAATGACCCCACGGAAATCGTAACGAAGACCGCGGGTTCTCTCTTTGGACTGTCAAGCGCAAATGCCCAGAAGTTGAAGACTACTTGTATTTTCATCACGTCCGTAATGGCTGGTGGAACTGCACTGTATACTCTGTCTGGACACCTCTTCGCTCTTCTTCCAACGGTCCTCAGGACTTCAATCATATACCAGTGGGGGAGTAAGTCTTCCATTGCAAAGTATGAGGTCCAGAATTGGTGCTCTATGGCTAATGCCGTCCTTCAAGTTTCAAAAGTGCCCTGTGTGCTTAGAAGCGAATCCTACTTTGATAGGATAAAGAACTTGCTTCTCGAAGGAACAAAGATCATGCATGCCATTAAGGAGATGACGCTCAGATCACTCATGCTTGGCCCCTTTGTAAGATTGGGTGCTATAGCTGCTACTCTGACGCAGTACAAGAACACTCCCACAACACGCAAGCACCCGTTTTCAGTTCATCTTTTTGGACCACCCGGAATTGGCAAGACACTGGTTACTGAGAAATTGGCGACAACAGCTTTTGAGATCTTTCCGGAATCGATCTACGCGCGAAATGTAAATTCCGATTATTGGGACGGATGCGCAGACCCCAGCATGATAGTAATGGACGAGTTCATGGTGGGCGACGCTGCTGACAAACTAAGGATTGGAAAGGAATATTTAACGCTGGTATCGACAGGACAATTTCAGCCACAGATGGCATCCGTAGACAACCCCACCGTGGGTATCAAGGGAACAGTCATCTCACCATCGGTTATCTGGACTATGAACAACGATCCCTACCTACACGCAGAAGGGATTCCGCCAGCCGCCCTGAATAGAAGGAGACACGTGGTAATACAAATGGCGCCTTCAGAACATTTTCGGGGGGAGCAAAACAAGCTGGACATCAGCCGTTACTCGAGAGAAGAACTCTCAGCAATGGTCTGGGCAAAGTTTAAGATTGTTCCCTCTATGCACCAAAGAGGCCACATTAACCCAAACCCCTGGCTTACATACGGTGATTTGGTTCACGAACTGAAAAATCGTTTTGCGGCACACACTGAGGCGTGTGAAGCAGTTGCTGAGGCAATGGGTGGTGGAATGGCGGAGAGAATCGACCCTGAGGCATTGATAAATGAAGCACTCCGGCAAAGTTATGGTCTTCCAGGAAAAGTACTGTCCATAAAAGATGCTCTGATGAGTATTATGGGCTTTGCTACATCTGAGGAACCAGAAGCTACGGCGGAAGCACCTTGGGAGTATGAAAGGCATATGGAAACAGGAGATATTCAACGAGCGGGAGCCCACTTGCACATCTGTTGTGGGCTGACCAGAGTTCACAAAACCACAACCCATCCGTTCACTTGTACTAAGTGCACCAAGGAAGATCCTTGTGTACTTGGTGTGGTTGTGGATGGAAGTACAGTTTATACCGCTTATGATAAGAGGATCAAAACCTATTCCATCGCGAATCACGAAGGGAAACAAAACACCGTGCACGCCCATAAATGTGCACACGCAGACTGTGTGATCAGAATTACACATCGACATGACGTTTTTGCGCATGCTCCGCAGTACTGCGATTTCCATGGCGAAGGTGAGACTGAGTATGCTTCGTGCAACACCCTGTCTGACTCTGACGGGAGTGCCACTCTTGGAGTCACCCGCTACAAGTGTTGGCATCGAGGATGTCTTCGCCAAGTAGGAGGTATTGGTCTTCCTGCTGGACCCAAGTTCTGCACTTTTCACAGAAACAGTGACCCAACTGTTGAAACGAATGTCGCAGATCTCCAGTATGGCAACATCACCCTGGAAGATGAAGAATTGCAGCTCCTCAAATTCGATGAAGATGGAAATGTCACAGATGCCTACTTTGAGATAATGATGACCACGATCGAGGAAATGGGGCCTGAAGAAATGTACCAAACCTTTGCAGGACTTAGGCGTGAGAACGTCACCTATGATCCTACTATCTCCTGGAAATTCGGCTTAGCATCGGGAGCAATTTTCGGACTGCTCACGGTTCTGACTACAGTCATCAAAAACACCATGTCGGGAGAAAATGATGAGGAAGTCATAAATTTCGGTGCAGAATCAGACCCTGTAGGCAAGGAAAGCCACTACGAGGACAAGGGAAAG